CTTCTCTTGTTGTTAGTGCTACTGGTGCTACTAATGTGGCTGGCACAAACGGAGCAACTTTCTACATCACAGGAGTTCAGCTAGAGGTAGGCTCTACAGCTACTAGCTTTGATTACAGACCTTATGGAACTGAATTACAGCTTTGCCAGCGTTATTATCAAAATTATAAAGTTGCTGCCACAAGCACAAGCTGGAGTGTTAATACAGCCCAAAATATGTATCTTGGATTCCCAGTTACAATGCGAACAGATGCTTCGTATTCAGGTATAGTTTCAGGTTCTTGGACAGGAACAACCCCATCTGTAAACTATATATCATCAAGTTCTGTTGCATTTCAAGCTGGTGCAAACCTTTATTTTTATGGTAACGGTTCATTAGTTCTTGGTTTTACTGCGGAGTTATAAAATGTATAAATTAAAAACCGATTGGGAAGGTACTGTAAATGGAGTTATTAACCTAGAAAACGGTTATGTAATTCCTTTTTCACCTGACAACACAGACTACCAAGAATATTTAAAGTGGCTTGCTGAAGGCAATACTCCATTACCAGCAGAAGGAACTGAATAATGACTGAAGCAGAATTAAAACTCCTAAGCCATGAAGAAGTCTGTAAGGTTCGATACGAACAGATACACGCTAGACTAAAGAGACTAGAACAGATTCTCATAGGCACTGCTGGATTCATTATTGTAACACTACTAACCTTGGTACTTAAATGAGTATTATACATTCTATAGGAAAGAATTTAACAGCGAATACGCTGACTACTCTCTTTACTGTTCCTACTCGTAACTTAGCAAAGTGTGTTAATATCCTAGTAAGTAATCACAGTACTTCTGCTAAACATATTACTGTATATTGGTATGATGCTAGTGCCAACGTATCAATAGAGATATTATATCAATATAACTTAACATCAAAGAATTTCTTAATCCTAGATAGTGGTTTCTACTTCATGATGGATGAAGGAGATGAGCTTAGGGCTCTCTCAGAAACAGGCTCAACCGCTACAATTATAGCATCGTTTGAGATAGAGCAACGTAGTACTGTACAACAGTTTAACTAAGGAGACCTAGATGCCACTCGCTAAAGGTAAATCACAGAAGACGATTAGTAAGAACATCTCTAAGATGGTCAAAGAAGGTCGTCCTCAGAAGCAAGCAGTAGCAATTTCCCTGCGTCAAGCAGGAGTTCCTAAACCCAAAAAGAAAGGTAAGTAATATGCCAATGGTAAAAGAGAAGAAGTTCCCCTATACAACTAAGGGTAAGAAGCAAGCTAAACAGTATGCTAAGAAGACTGGTGCTAAAGTAGTTGCTAAGCCCATGAAGAAGATGGGAGCTATGCGTGGCTACTAAACCCGGCTTGTATGCCAATATCGCCGCTAAACGTCGTCGTATCGCCGCAGGATCAGGCGAGAAGATGCGTAAGGTCGGTTCTAAAGGCGCTCCTACCGCTAAAGCCTTTATCGAGTCTGCTAAAACAGTTAAGAAGAAGAAATAATGGTTAAGAAGGTATATCAGAATCCAGAAGGCGGTTTAAACGCCAAAGGAAGGGCTTATTTCAAGCGAACTGAAGGCGCTAACCTCAAACCTCCAGTTTCGTCAAAAGAGGCTGCAAAGTCCCCTAAAGCGGCTAAACGCCGTAAGTCGTTCTGTGCAAGGATGGAAGGCGTAAAAGGTCCAATGAAGGACACCAAAGGTAGACCAACAAGAAAAGCCTTAGCATTAAAGAAGTGGGATTGTTAAGATTTTGCTTGACAAAATAGTCAAACTATGATAGGATAACGCATGGCTTCAATGAACTATATTCAACTTGTAAATGACGTACTTATTCGGTTACGAGAGCCAGAGGCTTCCTCGGTGTCGGATAACGCTTATGTTAAGCTCATTGCTAGATATGTAAACGACTCCAAACGTCAGGTTGAGGATTCTTATAACTGGAATGCTTTATCAGAGACGCTATCAGCTACAACTACAGCCGATGTCTTTAACTATGTATTAACTGGTTCTGGTCAGCGGTTTAGGGTTATTGATGTTCTTAACGATACCGATAACTTCTTCGTTGAGAACGCTTCTACTGTGTGGATGGATCAGCAGTTTTTATTGACAACTGCACAAAAGGGTAGTCCAAAGTATTACAACTTTAACGGTACAAACAGCAACGGAGATACACAAGTAGACTTATTCCCAATTCCTAACGGATCATATAATATTCGTTTTAACATTATTAAACCGCAAGAACCATTAGCAGTAAACGCTGATATATTATTAGTCCCACACGAGCCAGTCATTTTAGGTGCATTGGCTAGGGCGCAAGCAGAGCGTGGAGAAGATGGCGGTGTACAGTCCGGTGAAACGTATGTACTATATCGCCAAAGTCTTGCCGATGCAATATCATTAGAGTCGAATCGTTATATTGAAGAATCCCAGTGGAATTGGATCTAAATGGCTAGTAAACTACAGACATCGTCTATAGCAGCGCCGGGATTCTATGGACTTAATCTCCAAGAGTCTAGTATTACTTTGTCTTCTGGCTTTGCATTAAAAGCTCAGAACTGTGTAATCGACAAATATGGTCGTATCGGAGCAAGACGTGGCTGGACTACTGTTAACTCCTCAGTTAATACTGATTTAGGGTCTGGCAATGCAGTAGAGTTCTTATTTGAAGTAGTAGATGGCGGTAGTAATCAAGTGTTAAGTGCGGGTAATAATAGATTATTCGTAGGGACTACTACGATGACTACTAAAACAGTTCGTAATGCTACTAACAGTGGCGACGCTACTTATACCATTACAGGTAATAACTGGCAAGGTGCTGCCATGTCTTATGGAGACGTTAGCGACTTCCAGCCTCATGTGTATTTAGCACAAGCCGCACACCCAATGCTAGTGTATCATGAGCTGCCTACCTCTGGTGGTGGTTTTAATGATCACAATAGTAATACCTTTGGTTATCAACGAGTAGGAGATGCTGCTGGGTTACCTCTTAATCATAGCACATCAACATTTATGCCTAGCTGGGTACTCTCAGCATACGGAAGAATATGGTGCGGTGGTATTTCAGGAGATACTCAGACTGTTTACTTCAGTGACTTACTAGCTGGTACAGACTTTCAGAACGGAACTGCTGGCTATATTAACCTACAAGAAGTTCTCCCTAACGGAGATCCTGTAGTCGCTGCGGCAGCGCACAATGGATATATTATATTCTTTGGTCGTAAGAACATTGCAGTATACGGTAATCCGTTAGATACAGGAGCATTAACTCTTGTTGAGATTATCTATAACGTAGGATGTATTGCTAGAGATTCAGTACAGAATATTGCAACTGATGTCTTATTCTTATCTGACTCAGGAGTTCGTAGTTTACAACGAGTAATTCAAGAGAAGTCCCTACCACTGCGTGATATCTCTAAGAATGTTCGTGATGAATTAATGACTGCTGTAGCATCTGAGACAGACTTAACTAAGATTAAAAGCATCTACTACGAAAGAGATGCTATATATTTATTAACGCTTCCTACAACTAAGTTTGCATATTGTTTTGATACTCGTGCTTCATTACAAGATGGTTCTATGCGGGTAACTATTTGGGATAGCATCGAGCCTAAAGCATTCTTTGTTACTCAAGCAAGAGATTTATATATAGGTAAGCCGGGATATATCGGTAAATACTTCGGCTATGCGGATAATACTGCTAGTTATCGTCTTGCTTATTATACCAACTACTTTGACTTTGATGCGTCTACAAACCTTAAAATCCTAAAGAAGATAGGTTGGGTATTGATTGGCGGTACAAATCAACCAGTAGCTGTTAAGTGGGGATTTGATTATAGTGAAAGCTATCAAGCTACTACTTATAATTTAGATGCTGCCACAGTTTATGAATATAATAACTCTACTATAGATACCATCCCCGGATCGTCTGAATATAACATTGCTGAGTATACTTCAGGTATTGTTTTAGATCGTTTTAATATTAATGCTGGTGGTCAAGGAACTGTAATGCAGTTAGGATTAGAAGCAGATATTAATGGAAACCCAGTTTCAATTCAGAAAATAGACGTAGCAATTAAGCAAGGAAAGACTTTAGTCTAAGGACATAACATGGCAAACTATACAAAAGCAACTAATTTTACAGCTAAAGACGGATTACCTACTGGTAACTCAGGTAAGATTGTTAAAGGTACAGAGATTGATACAGAGTTCACAGCAATCGCTTCTGCTATTTCTTCTAAGGCAGACCTAAATAGTCCTGCTTTAACAGGAACTCCTACAGCACCTACTGCGTCTGCTGCTACGAATACAACACAAGTAGCTACTACTGCTTTTGTACAGACAGCTCTATCAGCAGCGTTTACATCAGGTATGATTATGATGTGGTCTGGTACAATCGCTACGATTCCTACAGGCTGGGTTCTCTGTAACGGTTCTAATAGCACTCCTGATCTTCGTAATAAGTTTGTTATCGGTGCTCATAGTGATTCTGCTGGTGTTGCATACACAACTGTAACTGGAAGCAATACACAGTCTGGTGGTTCTAAAGATGCTATTACAGTAAGCCATACACATACTGCTACATCTAGCGTAACAGATCCCGGACATCAGCACAATGTAAGAACATTCCGTGGTAGTGCTCCTGATAATTTTATCAGTGGATCATTCTCTAATTCTCAAGTAGAGACTTATAACACAGAAACAGCAGTAACTGGAATTTCTGTAGCTACTACTGTTGCGTCTTCTGG